ATCTGATACTGTGGTATTTAGAAACGTAGATGGATCACCTGGAGGAATTGCTTTTACAGTATTTGAAAATTCTTCAGGATTTAGTATAACAGTAACAGGAACAGATAATTATACGTTTACATTAGGATCAACTCCTACGGTAACGGAAAAAGCAGGAGGAATGTCAGTGACCGCAGGTCCAGTTACATTAACACCATAATGGCAGGAATTAGTTATAGCACTTTAGTTACACAAATTAGAAACTACACAGAAGTAGATTCTAATGTTTTAACTGCTGATCAGTTAGAGAATATTATTTTAAATGCACAATATAGAATTATGCGCGATGTTCCTATCGATGCAGATAGAAAACAACAATCTGGTAATTTAGTTACAGGTCAAGAAACAATTAATGCTCCAGGCGGATGTTTATTTATTAGAGGTATTCAAGTATATGATTCAACTTCAGCCATAACAGGCGCTAACAGATATTTAGAAAAAAAAGATGTTACATACCTACAAGAATATGTGCCGTCGACAGAGTCTTCAGCAAGAGGACAACCTAAATATTATGCTATGTTTGGAGGCGCTACAGGAGACGGAGATACAAATTCAGGCAGAATAATGTTTGCCCCTGTGCCCGACACTACATACAAATTTAGGGTTCATTTTAACAAAATGCCGGCTACATTAGCGTCTGATAATCAGAGTAACTATATCAGTCTAAACTTCCCTAACGGCCTATTATATTGCTGTTTGGCAGAGACATACGCTTTTTTAAAAGGTCCACAAGATATGTTGACACTATATGAAAATAAGTATAAACAAGAGGTAGACAAGTTTGGTGTAGAGCAGATCGGCAGAAGAAGAAGAGATGACTACACAGATGGCACTGTTAGATTAACAATTCCGTCAACAAACCCGTAAAAATTAGGAGTTAAATTATGGCAATAACATCAGCAATCTGTAATAGTTTCAAAACTGAAATTTTAACAGGCACTCACAACTTTTCTGCTTCAGGTGGAAATACTTTTAATTTAGCATTGTACACAAGTTCTGCTACGTTAAACAAATCTACAACTGCGTACACAACTTCAGAAGAAGTTTCTGGTTCTGGATACACTGCAAAAGGAAATGCGCTTACAAGTGTAACTCCCGCTTTATCTACAGACACTGCAGTTTGTGATTTCGCTGACACAAGTTTTACATCTGCTTCTTTCACAGCAAGAGGATGTTTAATTTTCAACGACTCAGCATCAGGTGATCCAGCAGTTTGTGCAATCGATTTTGGTTCTGACAAAACTGTAACAAGCGGAACGTTTACAATTCAGTTTCCAACAGCAGACGCATCAAACGCGATCATCAGAATAGCGTAAGGAGGGTTAACGGATGTCCGTTACTCGAACTTTCACAGTAACGGTAGTCGCTACCGGCTCTGGTAATAAATATTTTATTGATGGCGTACAACAAGCTACAGTTAATTTAGCTGAAGGTTATACTTATAAATTTGATCAAGCTGATTCATCAAACAGTTCACATCCATTAAGATTTTCAACTAATTCAAATAATGATCCATCTGCTCCTTACACTACAGGTGTAACTACAAATGGAACGCCAGGTCAAGCTGGAGCATACACACAAATTACTGTAACCACTTCTGCTCCAACTTTATATTACTATTGCACAAATCACTCTGGAATGGGTGGACAAGCAAACACTCCAACTTCAAACACTTGGAGTATGTTAACTTGGGATCAAAACACTTGGGGTGCTCAAGACACTGTTTCAGTTTCAGTCACAGGACAATCAGCGACTTCTTCCGTAGGAGATGGCACAAACATGGGTGTGCCTCAAACTGGATGGGGTGGAACTAGTTGGAGTAATGGTGAGTGGGGTCAAGTTAATGACAATAGTGTTGAATTAACTGGCTTTGGATTAACAGCATCTTTAAACGCAGACGGATTACTATCTTTTGCGAACACTGGTTGGAGTAGAAATACTTGGAATGATGGACCATACGGAGACAGTAATGACCCTGTAGCAACCTTAATTGGATTTGGTTTAACTTCATCTGTTGGTGATGGAACTAATATGGGTGTTCCTCAAACAGGATGGGGAGGTCGAACATGGAGTACAGGAGAGTGGGGAGCAGTAAACGATCAAGGTGTAGAATTAACAGGTTTATCATTAACATCTAGTGTTGGTGCACTAACAGAAGTATATAACGAAACTGGTTGGGGACGTGATGGTTGGGGCGAAGAAGCTTATGGTGAATCAAATGATGCTCACGCAGAATTAACAGGTTTTGGATTAGAAACTGGTATTGGTAATAATAGTTGGGGCGCAAAAGGTTGGGGTAATAATTCTTGGAACTTATTTACATTAGATGATGTTGCAAGTGTTATGGGACCAACAGGAGTTTCTGCAACAGGTTCAACTGGAACTTTAAGTTTCCAAATTGATGCTACGTTTAGTTTAACAGGAGTTTCTGCAACTTCTTCTTTAGGATCAGTTGATGCAGCAGACGTAATATCACCAACAGGTCAATCTGCAACTTCTTCTGTAGGATCAGTAGTTATAGAAACAGCCTACGATATAACTGGTGTTTCTGCGACTATTTCTTTAGGTGGAACAGACGAAAACTCAAATCCTATAGTAATACCAACTGGAATATCAATGACTTCCAGCACAGGTTCTTTAGCACCTGCTGATATTATGGGCTTGACTGGATTGTCTGCAACGTTTAGTATAGGTACATTATCAGTTGACACAAGTTTAGATTTAACGTTAACTGGACAATCAGCAACGTCAAATGTAGCTGCTTTTGGAACTTCATCAGGCTTTGGAATTCAAGCGTATCAAAGTATTGACACAGGTTCAAATACTAGCTATACAGATGTTGCGTAAGCAAAATTAGGAGATAAAAAATGGCTTCAACATACACACCTTTAGGGGTCGAACTTCAAGCAACCGGTGAAAACGCGGGAACGTGGGGAACGAAAACTAATACCAATTTACAAATTATCGAACAAATTTCTGGCGGATTTACACAACAATCAATAGCAGGTGGTGCACAGACTACAACTTTATCAGTATCTGATGGATCAACTGGAGCTGTATTATCTCACAGAATGATTGAGTTCACAGGTACAATTACAGGAAACCAAATTGTTACAATTCCTTTAGATGTACAAACTTTTTACTTTTTAAGAAACTCAACATCAGGTGCATACACAGTACAATTTAAATATGTGTCTGGATCAGGTGATTCCTTCACTTTCTCTGCAACAGATAAAAGCGATGCTATAATTTTTTCAGCGGCAGATGATGGAACTAACCCTAACATTGTAACAATTAACACAGGTATTAAATCAGTTGTTGAAGATACTTCACCTCAATTAGGTGGTAACTTAGACACTAATTCACAAAACATTTTAATTGACGATGCACATTTCATCGGAGACGAAAGTGGAAATGAACAAATTATTTTTCAAACAACAGCATCAGCAGTAAACCAAATCGATGTAACAAACGCAGCAACAGGTAACGCACCTGATATATCTGCAACTGGTGGTGACACTAACGTTGATTTAAACTTTACTCCAAAAGGAACAGGTAGAGTTACATTTAATGGTGGCGGTGCTATTCAGAACTTAACTGAAAAAGCTACAGTATCTGCAACAGCAGCAACTGGAACAATTAACTATGATGTTAAAACTCAAGCAGTTTTATACTACACATCTGCAGCTACAGGTAACTTTACAATTAACCTTAGAGGTGATGGTTCAACTACATTAAACAATATTATGGATACAGGTGAGTCTCTTACTGTTGCTTTCTTAGCGACAAACACAGGCACACCATACTATCAATCAGCTTTTCAAATCGATGGATCAAGCGTAACACCAGAGTACCAAGGTGGAGCTGCACCTTCAGCTGGTAATGCTAACTCTGTCGACATATATACGTACACTGTGATTAAAACTGGCGACGCCGCTTTTACAGCGTTCGCTTCTCAAACGCAGTTCGCGTAAGATTAGGAGGAGAAGAAAGATGCCAATTATAGCTTCAAGAGGTGCCGCATCAGCAAGCGGGTTTGGACAAAGA